GATGCTTTTACATCTGTTAGTTACTTTGTTTATGATAGAGTTAGCAGAGTTAATGGAGCTTTACAGAATAAAGACTATCCAATGATTTTAATTAATTCAACTCCTAATTTTGAGAGAGGTGCTAATAATAATGATTTTTTACCAAGAGGTAAGCAGTTTACTCTTAACATCTTTTGTTATGGGGATTATAACACAGCAGAAAGAAAGGTTAAAAGCTTACAGCAGAAGCAAGGAGAGATAGATAATATTTTAGATCAATACATTGCTGAGGTTATCAGGAGAAATATAGACGGCTCAAATGGTTTTAGTATAGTTAATAATACTGCTTTAAGTGGTTTCTTAGCTCATGATGTCCATAATGATAAGCTTGTTCAATCAACGTATACTATAACAGTAGAATTGGATAGTAATTGTACTTTAGGCTCATTTACTTATTGATGGTAGACTATAAAAAAGTTGGTAAATTAATTATAGCATCTTTACAAAAGGAGTTGCTAGGTCAAGGGCATAAAGCTACTGGTGATTTGATTAACAGCTTTGAGCAAAGAGTAATTGAGTTACCTAATAGCATAGTAATAGAGATACTGATGAATGAATACGGTATCTATGTAAATGAAGGTAGAAAAAAAGGAGCTAAGAAAGTTCCTATTAGTGTTTTAGTTGAGTGGATAGAAAGAAAGGCTATTGCAAGTGGTGACAAGGAAGTTAAAAGTATGGCTTTTGCTATCCAACAGGTAATATTTGCTGAAGGTAGTCCTACAGATGGAAGCTCAAGAAAAGGAACTAAAGGAAGCTTTGAGTTTAGTAATAATGGAAGGAGAAAGGGCTTTATAGATTTCGTTATTGATAACGAATTAGATGAAGTTTATAACGAATTAGAACAGCAGGCTTTTAAAGGCTATGACGACGCAATAGCTACAATAGTTAAAGATTTTAATATAAAAAATAAGTAATGGCAATAACTTTCACAACTAGACCATCAAGCAGTATACCTCATGCGGTAAAAGGTAAAGATGAAATTATAGTTAAATGGACTAGCAATAGTGCTAATATTGTTAGTTGTATAGTTTCAATAAATGTCGGTGATACAAGTAGCACTCCTAGATTTTCTGTTGTTAGCGTACAGCCAGATAAGGGTACTAGTGGAGCTACAAGTGCTTTTACTTTAGTGTTAAATGATACTTTAGAAAATCAACTATTTTTTGATGTCGTAAAGACAACTCTTTCTACTTATGATTTAGATGCTAGTGGTCATAGAGAGTTTAATGTGCAAATTTATGAGGTTACTCTTAATCCTACTACTGGACAATTAGAAACGGATTACATTCCTAATGATTCATCTGTTCCCTCTGACGGTAATTTAGGTTCTAACAGGTTAGTTTACAATACAGGAATAGACGTTCTTAGTAAAAATGCTTTTGATGTTACAGATTATGAGTTAGTATCTGATACAAAGAAATTTTTAAATGATACACCAACCATTAAAGAGATAGAGCTTAATCAAACTGAATATCTAGGGGCTTTATATCGTGATGGTAGCACTCCAAACTTAAACTTTAAAATAGAATATTTAACTTATAACTCCTCTGATGCGTTACTAAACACAGATTATATTGACATTACTGATTGGGATGCTGCATATAGTGGTTTAATAATTGACCCATACATAACCATTCCTACGGGAACTGCTAACCTTATAGCTGCTGGTATTAGCTTAACAAATGTCGCCTATTACACTGTTAGAATAATTAATAACAATGGTGATATGAGTGAGTTAAAAAGATATAATATAATCGGTTCATGCACTCATGATGTACGTATTCATTGGCAAAATAAATACGGCAAAAGGGATAGTTATACGTTTAAAGGTAATAAGCAAGAAAGTATAGACCACAAAGCATCTACATTTATGAAGGCTAAAGGGTTAGTTTATTCTACTGATGATGGTGGTTTTAGAGTCTTACAAAACACATCCACAAACTCTTTCACTGTTTATAGTAAAAGCTTATCAAGAGAGCTTTATCACTTTCTTGGTGATATGTTGATTAATAAAAGAGCATTTGTAGAAATAGACGGCTCTTATTATCCTATCATTATAGAGGATGGAACATTTTTCAAAACTGATGAAAGAGATATGCCTATACAGTTCGTTTTAAATTATAGTTTAGCAAATCAAACAAAAGGATTAAAAGGATGAATGAAGTTATTATAAGAATCATAGACACTGCTAATGATGTTCAAGGTGATTTAGATTTAACTAATTTTGATGACTTTCCTCTAGCAATTAACAAGGGTATTGTTAATCTCGATAATTTAAAAGAGCGTACAGGAACATTTACTAAAATGTTTAAAGTTCCTAACTCTAAAAACAATAATAATTTATTATCCAATGTAGATAACATAAATTCTAGGAAAGACTTTAGAGATTGCTTAAATAAAAAGCCTTGTGTAATATTAGTGAATAATAATCCTATTGAGCATGGTTTTGTACAAGTTGTAAAAGCTTTCAATGATTTTAGAGGCGGTTATTTTGAATTAGTTTTTTACGGTGATAATATTGATTGGGTTAAAGATGCTGCTGATTTAAAATTAAATACTATTATTTGGAGAAACAACTTCCAAAAGTATGATCAAGATGATATAAATGGATTTAACGCTGGTGACTCTGCGACTTATGATTTTGCTTACCCTTACATAAGTAGGGGAGGAAATGCAATAACAGATAGAACTAGTATTACTGATTATTTACCTTGCATTTATACACCTAATTTAATAAACGCTTGTTTTAAATCTTTAGGGTATAATGTTGAGAGTAGTTTTTTATCAGATATAAGCACTTTAGTATGTGATTTCAACTTAATACTAGGTCAAACTAAGGCTAATGTTCAGGCTAGTAAAGTAAGAGCAGAAATGACAAGCTTTCCTGTAATTTCTGTTAGTGTAGGTACTACAAAGAGAATTATATTTGATGATGATTCAACATTCCCTAATGATGACCAAAACAATTATTACAATGCTACAACAGGCATTTATACCGTTCCAACAACAGGAACATATAATATTACTGTTCTTGTAAACTCTTTTAATCCCGGTGCTGATGCTGTTGGACAATTAAGATTGATAAAAAATGGAGCTAGCCCTACTTCTATTGGCACAGGTACAAGAGTTGGAAGTAATGTTTTTTTAATCGATGCAGGTGATAGACTAGAAACATTTAATGTAGAATTAAGAGCTAATGACGAACTAAGCATCTATATTAATCCTGATGAATTTAGCACAAATGATATATCTTTTGGTAGTGGTACATATTTTAAAGTACAATTAGCATCTGAAATATTAGAAGGTGATTTTTACAGTGTAAACAGCTTAATTCCTGACAGTATAAAATTTATAGACATTTTAAATGATGTTACTAGAATGTTCAACTTATATTATTGGACGGATGTAAAAACTAAAACGGTATATTTTGAAACACGAGACAACTTCTTTGAATCAAAAACAACTGCTATTGATTGGAGTGATAAAATAGATTTATCTAGTGGATATAATATTGATTATGTAAGCTCTTATAAAAGGAATATTAATTTCAGTTATAAAAAGGATGATAAGGATGAATATTTAGAAGAGTGGAATCTGTTAAATAAAAAGACATACGGTAAATATACACATCAACTTCCTGATAGATTTTCAAAAGGTAATACCAATATTAATTTAGATTTCTTTTCTGCTAGTTATGGACATAAGGCCTTAGAGGTAAGTGATGATATTGGTTTTAGTACATTGAAGATATGGGATGAGTTTGTTTCAGAAGGTAATACTCCTGAAGATAAGAATCAAAAATATCAACCTAGAATATTCTTTTTTAAGAACGCAGCACAGCTAAGCAGTAACGGTTATTCAAGGTCTATAACTGTTAAAAATCGTGATGTAACAACTATACAGAATACTATTCCTTATGGAGTTTTTGAAACCTATTTTAATATTGAGCCTCATTTTAATTTAAACTTTACTGATGGATTAAAAGCCAATGAAACAACTACTGATATAGGTTTGTTTAATAGGTTTTATTCTAAGATGTTTAAAAACATTGAGGAAGGTGGGAGAATTGTAGCCTATTTTGATTTATCATCTACGGACATACAAAATTTAGATTTTAGGAAGTTGATTTATTTAGATGGTGAATCTAATGTTCAAGGATATTATTTAGTTGAAAAGGTTATTGATTTTAATCCTTTAAATAGTAAATTAACAAAAGTTAGTTTATTTAAGTTTGAGGATCTAGGAAGTGTTTCTATTGATGGTAGTCAAACAGGTAATAATGATACTGAAACCGATGACGGTTTAACGCCTCCTACTTTACAACCTATTTTTGTTGAAAGTGGTAGTACATTAATAGAAGTTTATATTGAAAATCCTGTAACTGGATTAATAGAACCAGTTTTTAAATAATAAGATATGGCAGATAAAACGATTGCTTTTAAGGTTGAATTAAAAGGTACTGAAATACAAAAAAAGAAGTTAGCAGGTTTAGAAACTGAGGTTAAGAAATTAACACTTCAAAGAACCAAACTTAATAAACAGTTAAAAGATGGTACTATAAACACTAAACAATATGGAGCATCAATAGCAAAAGTTAATACAGGTTTAAAAGCTCATAGAAGGCAGTTATTAGTTACTAGGCAGGAAATGCTAAATATAGATGGTTTTACTACTAGATTAGGTAAGTCATTTAGACAAATGGGCAGTAGTATAGTTGCTGGTTTTGCTGGTATGTTTGCGGTTCAACAGTTCTTTCAAATAATTAAAGATGGAGTTAAAATCTTAGAAGATTTCGAGCAACAAATGGCAAAAGTAAAAGCGGTTACAGGTGCTAGTGAAGTTGAATTTAGACTATTAACAGAATCGGCAAAAGAGCTAGGTAGACAATCACTATTTACATCTTCTGAGGTTGGTCAATTACAAGAGGAACTTGCCAAATTAGGATTTACTACACCTCAAATACTACAATCTTCAGAAGCTATATTACAATTAGCAACGGCTACGGGAACAGAATTAGCTCAGGCATCTGAGGTGGCTGCATCAACATTAAACGCTTTCGGATTAGAAGCTAAAGAAGCTCAAGACATAGTTGATTTGATGGCTGAAAGTTTTAGCTCCACACCTTTAGATATAAACAAGTTTCAAGAGTCTATGAAGTTAGTAGCTCCTACGGCTAGGTCTATCGGTCAAAGTGTACAAGAAACTACTGCACAGTTGGGATTACTTGCCAAGAGTGGTATTAGTGGTAGTATAGCTGGAACTCAGCTTAGTAGGGTATTTATAGAACTAAACAAAAAAGGTATTAGTTTAAAAGATGCTATGAATCAGGTAGCTAATTCATCTGATAAGCTAGGTGCAGCGACTGAACTTGTAGGTGATAGAGGGGCTAAAGCATTACAAATATTCGCTTCTCAATCTGAGGAGTTAAACATTCTTACAGAAAGTTTTAAAGATAGTACAGGAGAGGCTGCTAAAATGGCTGATATCGTAGGTAATACATCAGTAGGTGCTACAAAGAAGTTAAGTAGTGCTTATGAAGGTATGGTTTTAAGCATTGGTGATGGAACTCAAGATGTTTTAACTAAGGTTAAATTGTTTGCTGCTGAAATATTAAACAGTTTTACGGATGTAAACACTCAGATAAACAGGCTTAGAGCTATTGGTGAAGATAGTATAGGTTTAGGTTTTGGAATTATAAGTGATGAACAAGAAGATTTATTAAAATTGTTAGACACTAATGATGAATTTTTAGCAAATAACATTAATAATGCTGAAAAACTTAAACAAAAAAGAATAGAGGTTGCTAAAGAGATTGTTAATATTAGTGACCAAATTAGTCAAGCTGTAAAGGATGACAATGAAGATTTAGCCAAAAGTTTGATAATTACAGGTAACATTCAAGCAAAGTTCTTTAACAGCTTAGTAGCTCAACAAGGTGAAATAAAAAGAAACACTGAAGCAAGTAAAGCAGCATCAGAAGCACAATCAAGGTCTGTTAATAAAACAGCAGATTCAATTAAGAATGTTAAATTTGTTTTAGAGGAGATAGAAGAGCTTGATGATGATGATGATTTTCCGCTACCTGATGAAGAGGAGGTTAACAAGTCTGTAAATGCTTTGCTTAATATGGCTAAATCTCTTGAAGAGGTCACAGATAAGTCACAAAAGTTAAAAGAAGAGCAAGCGGATATAGATGCTCAAAATTTAGTTGATGATGCAACAAAAAAACTAGATGCTGAAAGACAGAAAGAATTAGATGATATAGAGTTTAAAAAAGAATTAGATAGTCAAAAGATAGCATTAGCTGAACAAACTGCAAACGCTTTAGTAGATGTTGCTGGTAGGAAAGTTGAAAGGGAGAAAACATTAGAATTAGCTAGTTTAGATGCTCAATTACAACAAGGTTTAATATCTCAAGAAGAGTTTGAGAAACAAAGAGAGGCAATAGAAAGAAAAGCTTTTCAAAAGAAAAAAAGATTAGAAATAGCACAGATAGCAATTAGCCTAGCAACAGAAATAGCAAGCATTGCAGCAAATGCAGCCGGTAACCCTTTAAACGCTTTTACTTTTGGAGCAGCTGGAGCAGCACAGAATATAGCCTTAGCAGGTATAGCAACGGCTAGAAGTGCTGTTCAAGCAGGTATAATAGCATCTCAAAAGTTTGCCGATGGTGGTTTTACGGGTGATGGTTTTGGTTCTCCTGATAGTAGTGGTTTCAAGCCTGCTGGAGTTGTTCATGAAGGTGAGTATGTAGTTCCAAAAAATGTATTAGAATCTCAAAGAGGTAGTAGCTTAGTAGGTGCTTTAGAATCTATGAGAACGAATAGACCTCAACCATTTAGTAACTTTGGTTTTGCTAATGGTGGTTTTGCTGGTGGTGGTAGTTTAGATATAGGTAATTTAAGAAATGAGATTTCTCAAGCGGTTGCCGATTCAGTAGGGGCTATTCAAGTTGTAAATAATGCAACAGATACTATTAGTCAAGCTGCAAGAGTTAACAACATACAATCTGAAGCGACATTTGGATAAAATATGTATATTTAAATATGTGGTTTACTAATCTATTTGGATGGGCTAAAAACATTAGTAGTGAGTTAGCAAGTTATCAAAAGAAATTAGATAGGCTTGATATCTGTAACGGATGCACAAATAAAAAAGATAACTTTAAATTTCTATTTATAAAGAAAAAAGGAGTGCCTCAATGCGGTATCTGTAAATGTGCTTTAATAGATAAAACAATCTGGGAAGATGAACAATGCCCAAAAGGAAAATGGTAGATTTTGACATTAATAAAAACTTAGAAAGTTTAGATCCCTTACAAAGGTTAGATATTAAGGAGGCTATTATTAAAACTCATGGTAAGATGTTTCCTTGTGGAAAAAGCATAGAATATCTAACACAACTATTTAAAGAGAATGTTGAACCAAATTTTAAGATTTCATGTGGACGGTGCAAAAGGAGAGTAATAAACTTTTGGAAGCAGAGGCTCGAGAACTGGCAAATGTTTTAAATGATACTTTGTTTAGTGTTGTTAACAAAGCTAGTGACATTAAACAGGCAACTGAGTTACTACTAAGCACAGGATTAATTAATCAAAAAGCTGTAAGAAATATGGCAGTTATTAACGACTATCATATTATGCGAAAGAATCCATTAATGATGATGAAAGACATTTATTATAATCTATCTGTTAAGTATGATATATCTGTGAATCTTGTTATAAAAATAGTTTTACAAAAGTAATTTGTTATATTAGTATTGTACTTTGTTTGTATAATTTTTAGGGTTATTTATAGGGAGCTTTTATAGCTCTCTTTTTTTTGTATAATTTTTTTATAGACCATTTAGTCTACAATCGTTTATTGTTGTAGTATGAATTGGTATAATATAAGTAATTCAGTAAATAATAAATTATCTATTTCAATCGATGAAGAGATAGGCTCTTTCGGAATTGATGCAAAAAGCTTTATTGATGAAGTTAAGGTATCAGGATCTAAAGATATAGAGCTTACTATTAATAGCGGTGGCGGTTCAGTTTTTGACGCTCTTGCTATTTACGATTTTCTTAAAAACTCTTCTTATAATGTTTCTGTAAAAATTGAAGGTCTAGCTGCTTCTGCTGCTACAATCATAGCTTTATCAGGTTCTAATTTACCTGTTATGAGTGAAAACAGTTTTTTTATGATCCATAACGCTTGGATGCCTGTTGTTAGTATGGCTGGTATGAATAGCGACGAGATAAGAGATTATAAAGAAGAGTTAGAAAAGCAGGCTCAGTTGATGGATAAAATTAACTTGAAACTTGCTAAAATCTACGCTAATTCAACAGGTTTAGGATTGGAAACAATTCAGGACATGATGAAAGCGGAAACGTGGCTAACAGCTGAAGAGGCTAAGGAGTATAATTTCATTAGTAGTATAGAGGTTGCTCTTGCTATTGCTGCTTATGCTAGTCCTAAAGAGTTAGCCAAAAAAGGGTACAAAGTACCATCTAATTATGTAAATCAATTAAATAACGTGAATATGTCTGAGAAAGAAGGTCTACTGGACCAACTAAAGGCTTATGTATCTGAATTGCTAGCTCCTAAAGCTGAAGCAGTAGAAGAGGCAACAGAAGAGGCTCAAGAAGTTGAGGCTGTTGAGGAAACTACTGAAGAGGTTGAGGAAACTACTGAGGAAGTAACAGAAGAGCCAAAGGATGCAGTTGATGTTGAGTCTATCAAAGCGGAGCTTATGGATTCAATTAAAGCTGAGTTAACCGCTAAGGATAGCGAGTTAGCAGAATTAAAAAAAGAGTTGGATAAAGCCAAAGCATCAAGAAAGCCTTTAGAGGCTAAAGAAGATGTAGTTAACCCTGAAGCCAAAGTTGAAGAGGTGGATGAGTTAGGTGCTGCAATCCTTAATATTTTAAAATCTTCATATAAAAGCTAAAATTAAAAAAGATGGCAAATTTTATTACACAGTCAATTTCTAGTACTTATTCAGGACAGGAATTTACAGAAATCCTTTTCGCACCTCAAGAAGGTAGCTCGGATTTAGCAGGAATTAGAGTAATTCCTAACATTAAGGTTAAGGCGAACATGTACCTTAACAGCTCACTAACGAAAATCGTTAGAAAGTATACTACTTGTGGTTTTTCTGCGACAGGTGGAGTTACTAATGTTTCTGACAGAACGCTAGAAGTGTCAAAGCTCAAAATTAACCTCGAAGAATGTGGAGATGCGTTCTATGGAACAATCTTTGAAGAGTTTTACGGTTCAGGAACTGCAATCGATGATCTAACGGATACAGTTGTTGGTGAAGTTGCTCGTAAAAGAGTTGCTGAAGCAATAGCTGATGATAATGGTCGTATGGCTTGGTTCGCTGCTTCTACTGCTGCAAGTGCTGATTACAACCAGTTTGATGGTTTTGTACAGTTATTCGTTGATAACTCAGCTTCTTTAGGGAAATACGTTGAGATGACTGCAATAGCAAATATTGAGGACACTAACGGTGACTTGGTTGCTGATGGTGCTTACACTCTTTTGAAGTCTGCATACGAAAACCAAACTAAGGTTTTAAGACAAATGCCAAACGCAGATAAGTCTTTCAGAGTTACTGCTACAATCGTAGATAACTTAATGACTACTTATGAGCAATTAGGAACAGGAAACGCTTTAGGGCTTCAGTTGTTGAAAGATGGACAGTCTTTATCTTTCAGAGGTATTCCAGTAATTGAAATTACGGGATGGGATACACAATTAAGCGATGGAACAAATCCAAATGCTAACATTGGAAAGAATATGCTAGTTTACACAGTAAACGATAACCTAGTAATAGGTACTGATGTTGCTGATGCTGGTTCTCAGTTGAAATTTAGAAGTAATGATGATGACGATGAGTTATTGAAAATTATTGCTAAATACAAGATGGGAGCTCAGTTCGTATTTGGTGAGTTGATTTCTTTCTACTTTTAATATAAAGCCCCTCTTTATGGGGGGCATTTTTTTAACTAATAAATTTTATAGAGATGTCAGAAATTTCAACAGATATTTTAATAAGTTGTAACGATGA